GGGCTGCGGCTGAGAGGGCTGCGGCTGAGAGGGCTGCGGCTGAGAGGGCTGCGGCCACAAAATGGGAATTGTCCGCTCGGGAGCGTGCCATTGTGGAGTATCTGAACAGCCATGAAACAAACCGACCTTGACCGCATCTCCACCCGGCAACTGAACCGCCTGCGCCGCCGCATTTTGCGGGTATACGGCACCGCCCGCCGGGAAATGACTGAGCAGCTGACCGAGTTTCTGGAGCGCTACCAGAAGCTGGACGCCTACAAGCGGGCGCAGATGGAAGCCGGGATGATCACTGAGAGCGACTACCGCACATGGCTGCGGAATCAGGTGTTTCAGTCCGAGATGATGCACCAGAAGCTGGACAGCATCACCCAGACGTGCACAACAGCCCAGCAGACGGCGTACAAACTGGCGCGGGATGAACAGTACGATATCTTTGCCCTTGGCGCAAACTGGGCGTTCTACGAACTGGAACAGGCCGCAGGCGTGGCGTTCAACCTGACATTGTATAACACCGAAGCGGTCAAGCGGCTGCTGCTGGAGAACCCCAAGCTTGTGCCAAACAAGCGCATCAAGAGCGAAAGTAACAAAAACTACGACGCCCGGGTGTTCAACCGGTACGTCACAAAGGGCATCATACAGGGCAAAAGCGTCCATGACATTGCGGTGCAGGGTGTGCAGGGCATGGCAGACACCGAAGTGCACTGGGCGATGAACAACGCCATCACAGCCCTTACCGGCGCACAGAACGCCGGGACGATGCAGCAGCTGCGCAACGCTCAAGCCATTGGTATTGAGGTACAGAAGCGCTGGAACAGCACGCTGGACTACCGCACCCGTGAGATGCACCGGCTGCTGGATCAGGAGACCGCCGACCTTGACGAGCCGTTCAAGGTGCAGGGATACGAGATCCAGTACCCGGGAGACCCAAACGCAGCGCCGGAAATGGTTTATCACTGCCGCTGTAAGGTGACCGGGGCGCTTGTAAAGTACCCACGGAAGGACGCTATGCGGCGGGAAAACACGACAAAAGAGGTTACATCTGACCTGACCTATACCGAGTGGTACAAGGCAAAGGGCGGCACCGAAAAAGAGCAAATGTGGTGGGCAGAAGAGAGAAAACGGAGAAAGGAGAACGAAAAATGATGGAAGCAAAAGAAGCAATGGAAAACTGGAACAGAGGAATTTCAGAGCTGTTTTCTATCATATGTAAAAAAGAAGAACCCACAGCGTTGGTTTGCGATGTGGAGCCGTTAATACGAAAATGGAAAGAAAAGGTAGAGAAAGCAAAAAGTACGGCGCTTAAAGATTATGACGTGCTGGATTCTTACGAAACGGCGCTTGAAGAACTGGAAAAGTTTGCGGAAGAAAACAAGCTGTAAGCTCAAGAAAAAGTAAGGCTTGGAGGGATGAACCGTGATTCTGCCAATGGAAAACACCGAAAAGATGATTTTTCCGGGCGTGGGCAAGTATGGCATTCCTGAAATCAAGCCAGAAACGGACATCCGCATTGACAAGCTGGAATGGATCCCGGTCAATTATGCGCTGACCGCCAAAGACAAGGCCACAAAAGGCGTGCACTTTTACAAGGACGATTACCAGTTTGAACGGTTCTGGAACAACCCAGACAAATACATTCCCCTTTTGCAGCAGTTCGGCGCGGTATGTTCTCCGGATTTTTCGCTTTACAGCGATATGCCGCTTGCGGTGCAGCTTTTTATGCATTACAAAAAGCACTGGCTTGCCGCATACTGGCAGGCGCACGGCATTCACGTTATTCCAACGCTTTGCTGGTGCGGAGAGCAAAGCTATGACTGGTGCTTTGACGGCGAGCCCAGAAACGCCATCGTGAGCATTTCGAGCCACGGCACACAATCTGACCCATACGAAGCTGAATGCTTTGCTAAGCACTGCCGTAAGGCGCTGGAAGTGCTGCAACCGAGCAGCATCTTGTGGTATGGCAAATGCCCTGATGAATTTGACTGGAACGTTACCAAAATCAAACCATTTCAATACGAAAGGAGGCACTACCGTGAGTAAAAGAGGTTCAGGCAGTTCCGCGAGAGCGGGCGGCGGGAACGCCAACGAACACGAGTTTGAATCTTTTGTAAATGGCAAATGGGTCACCGATTACAGCAAAATTGCGGCAGAAGAGGCAAAGAGAGCCGCCGTTGTTGTGGACAGTTCGAGATACAAGAAAACGCATAACGATGTTGTGTCTTTTGTGAAAGAGCAAGTTGGCGTTGATCTCAACAAATATCGAAGTGGCGATGGTTCTTCTCCATCACATACTACATATTGGGACAAGAGCGGACCAAAAGTTGCATTTGATCTAAAAGGGATGTCGTCGAGCGACCGAACAAAACTCATGCAACTCACACAAAAGCCGTTTGGAGTAACGGTTGAACAGGGTGGCGCATGGATTGGCTTTGTTTCAAGGAAAAAGAAGAAAAAGTAAATGTGTAAATACTGTGACACAAGCCGTATACACGAAGAAAATATTGTTGACAGTGGCGTTGGCGATTTTTTAAGCATTGGCGTTGATAAATCAAAAAAGGTTTATTTGAGTGCATGGTGCAACGATGAAGCGGTTTGGTATCCCAATTTTTGCCCTGAATGTGGGCGCCCTTTGAAGAATAATCAAAACCATGAAATTTGACTACAACATCAAAGTCACTGACAACACCCCGCAGCTGCACGAAGCGCTGGAAACGTGGGTGGAGCGGGTTCTGACCATTTGGGGCATGAAGGTGCAAGACTATGCCCAGCTGCTTGTGCCAACAGGCACGGCAGACAGCACCGGCATAGAGGGCTATGTTGGCGGTGCGCTGAAAGCGTCCCTTACCTACGTTGTATCTGCGGCGCAAAAGACCGTGACCATCGGCTCAAACCTGTTTTACAGTGTATACGTGGAGCTGGGCACCGGCATCTTTGCCGAGAAGGGCAACGGACGCAAAACGCCGTGGGTCTGGAAGGACTTCAACGGCAAATGGCACTTTACCCGGGGCATGGCTCCCCGCCCATTCCTGCGCCCGGCGGTGGAGGATCATATCAAGGAACTGCAAGAGATTGCAGTAGAGGAAGGAAACAAGGAGGCATAAAAGCATGACAGAACTTGAAACTTTGAGCGCACGACTTGAAGAGGCTGTAAAAAAGCAGACGGAAGCAGATGAAGCATATCACAAAGCCGCCGAAGAGGTGGAAAGCATAAAGGCAGAAATGGTGAGAGTAAAAAACAAGCGAAAAAAAGAACTTCATACAATTTGCTTGTGGTATCTTCTCTACCTCTAAAATTTAATATCCAGCGGTTGGCGCACAGCGTCAGCCGCTTTTTTATGCCGTTTCCGCACAACTGGCAGTGCTCCCGGCTCATAACCGGATAGTTGCAGGTTCGACCCCTGCAAGCGGCACCACACCGGCAGCACGTCCGGCAAATTAAACCTTATTGCCAAGCATGGCAGCCCAAGCAAGGGCAGAAAGGACAAACACACATGGCACTCAAAAGAGCAGATATCCGCAAGATTCTGGAAAACGCCGAAACCTCCAACGATGACAAGGCAAAAGCCATTCTGGACGCCTTGCACGAGGAGACCGATGCCATCCGGGACGAGCTGGATACCGAGAAAAACGCCCGCGTTGCAGCGGAAAAGGAACGGGACGCAGCCAACAGCGGTAAGCAGACCGCAGAGCAGGCGCTGACCGACTACAAGACCCAGCAGACCGCAAAGGAATCCAGAGCCGCAAAGGAATCCAAGTTCCGGGAGCAGCTTAAAGCCGCAGGTGTGCTGGAAAAGTACTTTGACCGCATCGTGCGCCTGTCCGGCGAGGACATCGACAAGATGGAACTGGACAGCAAGGGCAACGTGAAGAACGCGGACAAGCTGGCTGAGAGCCTGAAAACCGATTGGAGCGATTATGTGGGCAGCACCTCCACCAAGGGCGCACCGGTGGACAATCCACCCGCAAACACCGGATCCAAAATGACCAAAGACCAGATTTTTGCAATCAAGGACGCTGGCGAGCGTCAGGCCGCGATTGCAGCAAATGCCGACCTGTTTACAGGCGGCGGGAAGGAATAATCTATGGCAGCAAAAGAAAATCTGATTACCACCACCGAGATCACCGTCAACCCCCGCGAGATCGACTTCGTGACCCGCTTCCAGCGCAACTGGGATCATCTGCGGGAGATTATGGGCATCATGCGCCCCATCCGTATGCAGCCCGGCACTGTGCTGAAGAGCAAGTACGCACAGGGCACCCTGCAGAGCGGCACCGTGGCAGAGGGCGAGGAGATCCCCTACAGCCAGTACACCGTCAAGGAAAAGGACTACGGCAAGATCACCATCGAGAAGTACGCCAAAGCCGTCACCATCGAGGCTATCCAGAATTACGGCTACGAGGTTGCCGTGCAGAAGACCGATGACGAGTTCCTGTACGACCTGACCGCTAAGGTCACCGACAAGTTCTACAAGTACCTGAACACCGGAAGCCTGAAGGGCACGCCCAAGACCTTCCAGATGGCTCTGGCGATGGCAAAGGGCAGCGTGGAGAACAAGTTCAAGAATATGCACCGCACCGTCACCGGCGTGGTGGGCTTTGCAAACGTTCTGGACGTGGCCGAGTATCTGGGCACCGCAAACATCACCATCCAGAATCAGTACGGCTTCCAGTACATCAAGGACTTCATGGGCTACAACACCATCTTCCTGCTGTCTGACGGCGAGATCGCAAAGGGCAAGGTCATTGCAACCCCCGTGGACAACATCGTGATGTACTACGTTGACCCCTCTGACAGCGACTACGCAAAGGCCGGTCTGGTGTACACCACCGCAGGCGAGGCCAGCAACCTGATCGGCTTCCATACGCAGGGCAACTACACCACCGCCGTGTCCGAAAGCTTTGCCATTACTGGCGTGACCCTGTTTGCCGAGTATCTGGACGGCATCTCTGTCCAGACCATCACCCCGGGCGAATCGGTCTAATCTACAAAGGAGGTGACCCCGCATGACTGTGCCAGAACTGTGCGTGTACACGCGAAACTTCTTTGACCGGTACGATGACCCCACCGCCGGGGAATTTACCTTTACGGCAGATACTGTCCCCGCTGGGGTGTCCGCCGGGCAGTATTTCCTTGTGTGCGGATCTGTCTTTAACGACGGCGTGCACAAGGCGGGAGACGGAGACCTTACCCCGGAAACCTTCACCGGCACGGTGCAGCCTATGCGCGTCCCTCCTGATTTTGTGGCGCTTGCCCAGAAGATCACCGACTACGATGCAGCCGACCCCGGCGGCGGGCGCTATGTTTCCCAGTCTTTCAACGGATGGAGCGGCACCATGGCCACCGGAACGGATGGCTTGCCCGCAGACGGCTGCACCCGCTACCGCCGGGAGATAAACCAATGGAGGAAACTGTAATGCCTGTAAACGATTTCACTAAATTCACCGTGATGGAGAATTTTACAAAAAAGTTCTGCTTCATGGAAAAAAAGCTGGTATCGGACGGCCTGTTTGGCTCTGCCACCACATGGGAGGACGGCATGGAGTTCCTCGCCATCGAGCGCCACGACCAGACCATTGAAGCGCAGCAGGCAGAGCAGCAGGGCACGGCATCCACCTACTCCCTCTATGTGGATAAGGGCATCAAGCTGTCCCCCTTCGACCGCATCAAGCGGCTGGACGACGGGCAGACCTATGAGGTGACCACCGCGAGCAGCGACAAGATTTCCCCCGCCGAAAGCGGGATGAATCTTGCCGTTGTGCAGTGTAAAAAGGTGGTGCTTTCCTGATGGGCGCAGCAGAAGCCGTTACAACGGCGCTGAACAGCTTTTTTACGCTGTTCAATGTTCCTGTATACCCGGAGGATTTCGTGCCACAGGGCGCTTCCCTGCCCTATATCACGGCGTTGCCTGTCATCCCCAAGGGGTTTGACGAGAGCAGCACCTTCCATGCACGGCTGTGGTATCCGGTGGACGGCGGCAAGCTGCCCATCATCCGCAAAACAGACGAGATGCGCGCTGCCCTTGGTGATGGGCTTACCATCGAGTGCGAGGGCGGCGCAATTCTTTTATGCGCAGGCAATCCGTGGGCGCAGTCTATGGATAACCCGCCGGAAAAATACCTGTGCACATACCTTACTTTTGACGTCACATCCTTTGTGGTGTGAGAAAGGATAACGCATGAACAAAATGTATCACGCCATTTCGGCAGATGCTTTCAAAAAGCTTCAGTTTCAGGCTGGCGCGCTGCTCAAGAAGTTTGACCCGGAGGGCACTACCCCCATTGCTGCAGAGGATATGATCTGCCTGACTTCCGGCGGCATCACCGTCAGCTGCAAGCCCAACACCATTGATCTGGGCGAGGATCTGGACGAAGTGCCCGAGAACACCTACCAGCTGAAGCACATCACCAGTTGGGATTGTGGCTTGTCTACCACCTGCATGACCGTGAGCGCTGACACCATCAAGCTGGAGTTGGGCGCTGCGGACGTGGAAACAAACAAGATCACCGTGCGCGAGGACTACAAAAACGAGGACTTCCAGGATATCTGGTGGCATGGCAATCTGATCGGTGGCGGCTATGCCGCTGTTAAGCTGATGAAGGCCGTGAGCGACGGAGGCCTTGAGCTGAAAACCACCAAGGACGGCAAGGGCAACATCAACCTGAGCCTGAAGGGTCACTACGACATGACCGACACCAGCAAGGTGCCTATGGAGTTCTACGTCAAGGAGGCAGAGTAATATGATCCTTACCATCAATCTTGACCCCGTGGAAGCCCTGCCCAAGCTGTATGACGCGGTGGACGGCATTACCCACATGATCATGGACGCAAAGGACAACGTGGACAACCCGGAGACCAAAGCTGCCCGGGAGACCATTGTTGCCAACGCCCTGAAGCTGCTGGGTGCAGAGCCTTCCGAAACCGCAGAGGGCAAGAAGAAGCTTACCCCGCGCGAGTTTGCGCTGGCTGCGCTGGACTTTATCAAGCCCCTGATGAAGCTTGACCCGCAGCGCACAATGAACGCCCTGCACCAGCTGTACACTCTGGAAAAGGGCGAGAAGGACACCCTGCCCAAGGCGTTCACCGCGCTTACCAAGTCGGTGATGCAGGAGGATATGCAGGATTTTTTGTCATCGCTGGCCGACTTGAACGGCCTGAGTTTTGGCACTACCTCTGCCGAGCCGACCTCCAGCATCTCCGCGCCTACGGAATAAAGTATTTCGTCTGGTTCGTCATCAGCGAGATGCGCGAACGCCACCGCACAAAGGCATACCAGCTGTATACGGCTGATATGCTTTTTCTTTGTGCTGTATCGCTTGGGCAGCAGGTGGAGCAGTCCTTCAGCGAGATCATGGCAGAGTACGACAAGCCACTATCTAAGCGCCGACACGAGACAACGCTTGAAGAAGCGCAGGCGTGTTGGGAAAAGACGCTTGCAGACAGTAAAAAAGCCGCAGAGCAGAACGGAGGTGGTGAGACCTGACCATTTTCAATTTGATGGCCACTTTGGGGCTTGATACCTCCGAGTATGAGCAGGGCATCGAGCAGGCCAAAAAAGAGACGCAAAGCGCCGCAAACTCGCTGAACCGCAGCGCAAACACCGCTGGGAGCGGCGTTTCGGGCATGGCAAGCCAGTTTGCAGCAGCCAGCGCAAAAGCAACTGTCCTTGCAAATATGCTTACCTCGCTCGGAACAAAGGCGGTAAGCTTTGCAAATGGCTTTGTGGAGATGGGCATTTCTTATAACGCCCAGATAGAAAAGTACACCACCGGCTTTACCAATATGTTGGGCAGCGCACAGGCCGCACAGGAAGCCATGCAGGCTATTCAGGAGGACGCAGCCCGCACCCCGTTTGACGTGGCATCTCTGACGCAGGCAAACCAGCTGCTCATCAGCGCTGGCGAAAATGCTGCGTATTCCCGCAAGGTCATCAATGCACTGGGCGATGCTGTTTCCGCCACCGGCGGCGGCAACGCCGAACTGTCCCGCATGGCTGCAAACCTGCAGCAGATCGCAAACGTGGGCAAGGCTTCAGCAATCGACATCAAGCAGTTTGCCTATGCCGGAATCAACGTTTATCAGGTGCTGGCTGACTACACCGGAAAATCGGTGCAAGAAGTCCAGAACATGACCATCAGCTACGACCTTCTTTCGCAGGCGCTCATAGCCGCAAGCGAGGAGGGCGGGCGTTACTACAACGCCATGGACACCCAGAGCCAGACCATGAACGGGCGTATATCCACCCTGAAGGATAACGTCAGCCAGCTGGCCGGACTTATGACCGGCAACCTTTCCTCCGGCATCGGCGTTGTGATAGGCCACCTGAACGACATGGTTGTCGCAGCGCAGGAAGCCTACAAGGAGGACGGCTGGAAGGGTCTCGGGAACGCAATCCTTGAACTGGACAACCCCATCAGTGCCATCATCAAAAAGTTTGGGCAGCTTGGCAGCGCGGCTGTTAGTGCACTGGATAAGGCAAGCTACTATCTGAACAAGGCGCTGGGCAAAAACGCTTATTCTGGTTACGACAGCTACGAGGACTACAGAGAGGATCAGCAAAAGCAAAGCAACCGAAATCGGCTGCGGCAGAATGCTCTTTCCGGCAAAAGCGTAAGCAACAAAAGTTGGTCTGAGCGCCAAGCAGAAGCAGCGGCCGCGAGTGGCGGCAGTTCCATCGTCACAAGCCCTTCCAGTTCCTCCGGCAAGAGCACCGGCACAAAATCCAAGACCGAAACCGTCATATCTTCCGTGACGCACACCGCCACCACCACCGCACAGAACGCGCTTGGCGCGGTGACAACGAGCGTTGAGACCCTGCAAGAGAAGGTCAAGGACGCAGCGGGCAACATCAAAGACCGTGTTACAGAGACCACCACCGAGACCGGCAAAGAGATGGTCAACGGCGTTGCTACCACCTATACGCTTGTGACCAAGAAAGTTACGGACGCAAACGGCAAAATAAGCACCACGACCAAAAAGGTCTACGCCGATATGTCCAAGACCCTGCTTGGCACCCTGACCACCATTGCAGAAAAGACCTTCAACGGCATCACCACCACCACGCAGCAGGCCGTGGAAACCTACGCGGACGGCAGCCAGCACATCAAGACCACCGCCACCGAGACCGGCGAGCGCATTGTGGACGGCGTGCGGCAGACCTACACCAAGGTCATCAGCTACATTGACGGCGTGCAGGACAAGGTGACAGAGACCGCGCAGAACATCGACAAGAGCATCAAGGCGACCCAAAAGCGCATTGATGGGAACCTGAGTAAGGTACAGCAGCAGTTTAACAGCGGGATCTTCAAGCTGGGCAAAAACCTGTATACCGACCTGAAAAATCAGGACTGGGCGGCGCTTGGTCTGGATATCGTCAACGTAATGTGGGGCGAAGTGTCACAGGAGCAGCGCGAAGTCCTGTCCGACTGGGCAAACAAGGCGCTGGAAGCCATCAACGAGGCTTATTCCGGCGGCGGTCTGAGCGAGGCGTTCAACGCTTTTAAGCAGATCATGTCCAACGGAATCAAAGCAGATGCAGACGGCGTTACAACGGACGTTAAGGGCTTGAGCAATGTATTTCAGGAGCTGGGCATCAACGTTTCCGACGTCGGCAGCAAGATCATGGGCGTGCTGGACACCATTGGCTCCGGCATGGGCAGCTTTGCCCTCAACGCGGGCACGGATATTGCAAACCTTGCCGGGAGCATGGGCAGTCTTGGAACGCTTGCGCAGGGCGCAGGCGGGCTGATCGCCAAGGTGGGCAGCCTGATCATCGCGAACCCGGAGGTTGCCGCGATCATCGCTATTGTGGCCGGTGTGACGGCGCTGGGCGCTGCACTGTTTGCAAAGTTTGGCAAGAGCAGCGGCGGGCAGGCTGTGAGCCACTACGAAAGCCCCTTTGCCGGTCATGACGTGTACGACAGCCTGACCGAGTTCTCCACCCGGGCAACCATGCAGCACCGCTACATGGAAAAGACCACCGGCACGGATGCACAGCTGGGCATTTTGCAACAGATCCGCGATATGCTGGACGAGCATCTGCCGGATATCGGCACCGGTCAGCTTGTCATGGACGGCGAGAAGGTGGCCGATATGCTCACACCGCGCCTTGCGACCAACATGGATACCAGCATGGGCGTGTATACCCTGCGGGCAGAAAGGGGTGTTTAAATGGCAATCCACAGCGCAAAGCTGGGCAACTACGACACCCTTGCAACGTGGGGGCTATACATGAAGGTGGGCAGCCCGAACATCGGCGAGCCTGAACCGGACGAGACCCTTGTGCAGATACCCGGCTCTGACACGTTGCTCAACCTTACTACCTCGCTGGACGGCAAGGTGCACTACAAAAAGCGCTCCATCACCATGGAGCTGCTGTGCACTGCGCCGAAAAAGCTGTGGAAGGTACTGCAAAGCCGCCTGCACAACGCCCTTGAGGGCAAGTGGCTGCAATGCGTGTTTGACGATGATCCCTCCTGGTACTGGGAGGGGCTGTGGCACGTCAAGTTCGTGCCGGGGCGTCTCTCCGCTATGGTCACCATCACCGGCAGCTGCAATCCGTACAAGTACAACGTCTATGACGGCACACAGGACATCCGGTGGGATGACATCAACTTTGAAACGGACATCCTTCGGGACTACCGCAGCATTGCGCTGCCAGCCAATACGCCGGTGGACGTGGTCATCTACGGCGCACCACACACTGCGGCTGTCTACTTTCAGCGCGGCGAAAGCGTGGCAGATGTGTCGATACAGGTCAATAAGACCGCTGCGGGCAGCCTTGCAAAAACGACCGACTGGCAGTATTTGGAGGGGCTGGACATCCCGGACGGCGAAACCGTCACCCTGACCTTTACCGCTACTGCTGCAAGCAGCGTCACCATCAAGTATCTGGGGGCAAGCTTATGAGTTACAAGATCTATGCCGGCACGCAGACCGGCGTGGACAGCTGGAAAGACCGGGTCTGTATCTATTCATCCGGCTCTGCGCTGGAGACCACAAAGCTGATCAGCCCCACCCTGACCCGGGAGTTTGGTAAGGCCGGAAGTCTGGAATTTACCATCCCGCTGGGCAATGTGGCGCACAGCGCACTGCAAAAGCTGAAAACGGTGGTATCCGTGGAACAGGACGACAAAGAGATCTGGCAAGGCCGGGTCATGAACCACGAACAGGATTTTAAGCTGCGGCAGAAGGTGTACTGTGAGGGCGATCTTGCCTATCTCAACGACACCGATGTACCGCCATACACCACCAAGGACGTGACCATCCGGCAGTTTTTGGACTTCCTCTGTAAGAATCACACCAGTCTGACAGACAGCTATAAAAGCTTCCGCATTGGAAACGTCACGGTGGAGGAGCAAAAGCGGTATGTGCCGGTAGCCGAAAAGTGCTATCTGAAGCTGGACTATGCAGCAAGCAGCCCGGACGAGCATGGCGAATATTACAAGATATGGGGTCTGTACTCCCAAAACGGGAACCGACTTGAAGAGAGTTTTTCCTATATTTTTTCCGACTATGAGGACGTGCAGACCCCACCAGCACAAAACTGGCCGCTGAACGAGATCGTAACCGGAAAGGAGTACCTTGCCTGGCGCACGGGAGACAACCAGTTTACCCTCCGAAGAAACGCAGTCTCTCAGGGCAGCAAGACCTACGATGCAGAGCAGACCATTGTTACCCCGTCCATCACTACGCCAATAGAGACCTATAAGTTTGGCAGTACCATTAAAGTGGCCAAAAAGGACACCGAATCCACAACGTACAGCATCAAAACGGAAAAAGACGGCACGGTCAACGTGTACGTCAACGGGGAAAAGTCCGCAGACTACACCCCGCAGCTTGTGGAGGAGTTGCACGAGTTCGGCGACGGCAAGAACTACGGAAAAACGTGGGACATCCTGCAAAGCGAGCTTGTGGACGTGTACGGCGGCTATCTGGTAACCCGGCACGAAACGATTCCTTACCCCTTGTTCCCCGGTCTGAACAAGAGAGCACGCTATCTGGACTATGTACAGGACGCGACAGAACGCAACGTGCAGGGCATTACCTTCGGCACGAACTTGCTTGACCTGACCAGCTACGTCAAGGCCGAGGACATCGTCACCCGGGTTATCGCCATCGGCAAGAAAAAAAGCGGCTGGTTTTTGTGGGAGACCACCAACACACTGACCGCTACTGCCAACGACGAGACCGCCCAGAAGCTGTACGGACTTATCACCCGGTATCTGGTGGTGGACGGAACGGCCAACACACAGCAGTCCCTTCAGGACGCGGCGGACATGGAGCTTGGCAAGCACTTACGACTTGCGGACGGCATCACGGTAAAAGCTGTAGACCTGAAGGACGCGGGCGTGGACGTGGACAGGATCGCTTTCGGCAAGCTGACGCAAATTATTTCCGCGCCCCATGGCATTGATGTGTGGATCAACTGCAACAAGCTCGTAGAGCCGTTTGACAAGCCCGCAAAGAAGGAGTTTACCTTCGGCAAAAAGTTTTCCAGCATATCCGACCTGCAGGCGCTCAGCGCCCGTAAAGCAACCACCGCGTATGACATGAGCCGCACGCTCAAGGGGTACGCATCTGATGTGCAGTCTTATGAGCTGCAAACGATGGAGGCAAACGATGAAACCATTTAAAGAAGTAATTGACGGCATCCGCAAAGCCGTCATGGCATCCGAGGTACGCGAGGATCTCGCCCAGATGGGCGAGTATGTGGAGCAGTTTGCCAACACCGCAGGTGAAAACATTCAGAAAGCCATCGACCCCACCCTCTCCCTCTCCGGCAAGGCTGCGGATGCGGCGAAGGTGGGAGAGGCGGTTGGACAGCTAAAGGAAGATATAGAAAACATAGGAATATATAAGAAAGAAGATTTGCCGGCATATATGGGAGGAATTGCCGCAGGTAAAGGATATTATGTCTCAGCAATACAATATTTAGATCTTAAAAACAGATTGAGAACAATCAATAGAATTACTTCTGCTAAAGAAGCTTTTTTGCTTAAAGCTGGTAAAAAATATCTTGTAACCGTTAAGGATGGATACGTGTATGCTTTGCAGCTTTTTGACGCAATCGGTGGAGTGGCATTGCTTGATTTTAAATATAGAAGTGATGACTATAAGATTGAATACGATAGGGACGTTTATGCAGCATTTATGCTAAAAAAAATAGATGAATCGGATATGAACGTTTCTGAAATGAGCAATCTATCATTGATACAATACGACAATATTGGTGAGCAATTAAACGTGGCTAATAAACGAGAAACAATTGCTCTTCCGTTTGATGAAGATAAAATTAAAGCAACTATTTACAAGGATAGCAATGGATATTATACAGACTTTAATGTAAAAAATTGCTTCATAAACAATAAAGGCGGAATAAATGTGTTTTTGTCTCCCGATGGAGATGATGTAAATGACGGATTAAGTATAAGGACGCCTAAAAAAACTATAGCAGGGGCTTTGTCTGTTAAAAACATTCAAACACTATTGATGGCTGAGGGTGTCTATAAATCCGGTGAGAATTTTATAGCTGGTGAAGAAATTGAAAAAAGTATTAACATAATTGGGCTTGGGAATGTTGTAATTGACAATGGCATAGGCGAAAAGAATGCTCCGATTTGCATAAAAAACTCTTGCTATATTGAATCTCTTCAGTTTTTACATGGACATAATACTTTGAAAGCGGTACTTTCCGAAAACAAAGTAATTGCGCTTTTTAAATGTATATTTTCTGGTTCTGACATGGCAGAAAATTCAAATGGGCTAAGTATTTTGGGCGGAACTTCCTATGTAATTTGTTGTAAGGCGTATAATAATGCGTTTGATGGACTAAATTATCATGCCAACAACAATATTGTAAATCATACTCTTGAAGTAAATTGCGAATCGTATAATAATGGTTCTTCACACCTAACATTAGATATCGGGCAGTCTTCTGACGCTACCACATCACATGATGGTTCTTACATCGTCAGAGTAAATGGTGATTATCAATGTTGTCACGGTGGTGTGGTCGCCGATAAAGAATGTTTTTCCGCGAATTATGGCTGTTCAAGTGGTGTATCCACAGTAACAGACCCATCATATCCCGATAGAATGTCAAACTATTGGTCAAGTAATGCGGATATGTATTTATACGATTGCACTAGTTATGGTAGCAAGTATGATACCGCAATAATAAATGGCGGGAAAATTACAAGCAATATTAAATATGCTTCTAACTATCCGTCATAAAAGGAGGGCTTATTTGACTATTCACCCACACAAAATAGAAAGGACTGATAACATGCTCCCCATTATGGACGTTTCCCGCTGGCAGGGCAGCATCGACTGGGACAAGGTCAAGGCAAGCGGCCTTGTCTCCGGTGTGATGCTGCGGGCACTGGGCAACAGCGCGAAAGACGCGCCCAGCAAGCCGTACATTGACCCCACCTTTGAGCGCAACTATCGCGAGTGCCAGCGGCTGGGCATCCCCTGCGGCGTGTACTACTACTGCAAGGCGGTCAACACGGCAGAGGCTGACGCAGAGCTTGCCCTGCTGCGCAAGGTGCTGACCGGCAAGACGGTGCAGCTACCCGTTGCGGTGGACATTGAGGACAAGTATGTGCAAGCTCCGCTGGACAAGCAGACCCTGACGGACATTGCAGCCCACGCGCTGGGCACGGTGGAGCGCTGGGGCTTTTACGCCATGCTATACACCGGGCTTTACTTCGGCCGTGATAACCTGTACATGACCGGTGCTGCGCTCAAGCCGTATGACGTGTGGCTGGCCGCCTACCGCTGCCACAAGCCTGAACCGGGCTGGAACTTCGGTATGTGGCAGTACACCAGCAAGGGCAAGATTCCCGGCGTTGTGGACGCGATACCGGGCAAGATTTCCGGCGTGGACTTGTCTGTGCCCTACAAGGACTACGCTAAAATCATTGCAAAGAAGGGTCTGACCCGTCTCCGGGAGGGCGCATGAGCGAAGCAATTATTGTAGCGCTTATTACTGGCGTTCTGGGGCTGCTGGGCACCGTGTACGCCAACAACCGCACCGCCCAGAGCATGGACGCCAAGTTGGACAAGCAGCAGGCTGTAACCGAAACCAAGCTGGAAGAACTGACCCGCGAAGTCCGGGCGCACAACAACTTTGCCCAGCGCGTGCCAGTGCTGGAAGAGCAGATTAAGGTGGCAAACCACCGCATCGAAGACCTCGAAAAAGAGAAAGGAGAGTAACACATGGAAACCATCCTTAACACTATTCTCACCCCGCTGCCCGCGTGGCTGGCACTGGTGCTCATTGTTGTGGGCGCTGTGTCGCTTGTGCTGGGGCTTATCCGGCTGGGCTACGGCGCAGCGGTCAAGACGCTGGTGCTTGACCTCATTGACCAAGCAGAGCGTGAGATTCAGGGCACGAAGCGCGGCGCAGAGCGCAAGGCATGGTGCGTCAAGATGCTGCGCCACTATCTGGACAACAGCCGGTGGGGCAAGCTAGTCTCGTGGGCAATTACCGAAGAGACCATGAGCAAGGTCATCCAGTTTTTCTTTGACCGGGCACGAGCGGCACTGCAAAAGCAGTAAGGAGGATATCATGGCAAGCACTACATACGAGCAGAAACGATTTTGTGAAATCAAGAGATGCGGCAAAATCGACCATCTCGGTAACGTCCCTGTAATGGTGCGCAACGCCGGAGAGCTGCCGCAGCCTTTCTGGCTCGGCATTGCTCATGGCGGCGGCTCGTGTAGTGCTGCCCGCTGCGCTGCAAAGACTTGACCGACAGCAGATGATCGCCGCCATCAAAAGCGCACCGCTTGGGAGGGTTGACCGTAAGATAGCCTTACTGCGGTATGTTGAGCGGCTTCCGTTGCCGGACATTGCAGCACAGATGCATTACAGTCGGACGGCAATAGGCTACCGTCTGAAAGGCATTGAAAAAATGCTAGATGTGTGATATACTAACCTTGACTATGGATTAGTTTTGAGCTTTTGCTCTGACAATTCAAAAGCGGCAGGCTTTCGGGCTTGCCGCTTTTCTTTTTGCACGATTTGTGGTAAAATAACATCAACAAATCCACCCAGCCTATCGGAGAAGCGCAAGAGGGTGGATATCTGAACCCGTCAAGCCTCTCAACGATGCGTATCATGGCGGGTCTTTTTTTGTTTTATTCGCACTAGTTTTGTCGAAACTCTTGTCTTGCAAGTCAAAACATGATATTTTATTTTTGCTTCCAATGTGAAGCCCTTAACAGTTAAGCGCTCATGCGGATTTTTCCGTGTGGGCGCTTTTCTTTTTTTGTCCTTCGTTGTGCCTTCGTTGTCTCTCCCGGTGTGGCATTCTGGTACGATAAACGCAAAAGGAGGGGCGCTCATGTGGCACAAGTTCAACCCAAACCCGCGCGGCAGCAGCGTCGGTGACTGTGCAGTGCGAGCCGTTGCAGCTGCCACCGGGCAAAGCTGGGAGCAGGCATACATAGGGCTTGCCATGATGGGCTACGCACTGGGTGACATGCCAAGCGCCAACCGGACATGGGGCGCGTACCTCCAAAAGCGCGGATTTAAGCGCTGCCTTGTCGAGGCAGACTGCTCCACCTGCTACACCGTGGAGGATTTTGCAAGGGAGTACCCGCGCGGGATCTACGTTCTGGGCTGCTCTGGCCACGTTCTGGCTGTGGTCAATGGCGAGTGGTTAGACAGCTGGGACAGCGGCGCAGAGTGCCCGATTTATTACTGGTACAAGGAGGACTAAGCGATGCCATACATTCCATACGGATACCAGCCCGGCTATTATGGGCAGGCAATGCCGGATCAGCTTGCACAGCTGCGGCAGAACGCCTACCAGCAGCCCATGATGGGGCAAGCGGCGCAGCAGACGCAGGGCACACCGTCCATCATCTGGGTGCAAGGCGAGGAGGGCGCAAAAGCATACATGGTTGCCGCAGGAAACAGCGTGCTCCTGATGGACAGCGAAAACAGCGCGTTTTACATCAAAAGCACCGATGCAAGCGGTATGCCGCTTCCCCTCCGGGTGTTTGACTACAAGGAGCGCACCACAGCCGCAAAAACGCCGCCACAAACGGCGCAGCAGACAGGCGTGGAGTTTGTCACCCGGGCAGAGTTTAACGCGCTGGCAGCCCGCTGTGCGGCGCTTGAGAAGCAAGAGCCTGCAAAACCTGAAACGGAGGTCAAATAAGTATGGCAAACCCTCTTTTTAACGCACTGGGCGGCGGTATGCCCGCCATGCCAAACCCTATGGGTCAGTTCGGTCAGATGATGCAGCAGTTCCAGCAGTTTAAGGCGAATTTTCAGGGCGACCCGAAAGCAGAGGTGCAAAAGCTGCTGCAATCCGGCAAAATGTCACAAAACCAGCTGAACCAGCTGCAGGCGATGGCGCAGCAGTTTCAGCAGTTCCTTCCCCATTAAACTTCTTTCCAGACAAAGCCTTTACAAGACTTAATCCTACCTTTTGCGCAGTTGATGATTGTACAAGGCTTACATCCGTAAGCTCTGGCAGCTTCGGAATACCCACTCCACACCTTCATAAAGTCACCAGATTTTGTGTATTGGGCAACCGGTTTGCTCAATGGGTTCAAAGACCCAGTTCTACCGCGCATATTAGAATCGGCACGAAGCCCTGTTGCAATTGCGTGTTGTGTATTCCCCTTTCGAGAAATCCATTCGAGATTTTCAACAAAATTATTGCTCTTGTTTCCGTCAATATGATTTACACAAGGCAGATTTTCTGGATTTGGAAGAAATGCACTTGCAACAAGAACGTGAACGGACTTGTTTTTCTTTCCCGATTTATTGCAGAGCATTACCGTTTTGTATCCGCTTTTATGGCTTTTGAGAACAAGATTCTTAGATTTTCCGGTGTGGTTATAATTCATGCTTTTTACGTTTCCACAATCGCTCACTTCATATAATCCTTCGTATTCAGGAACAGATAACCAATTCTCCATAAAAACCTCCGTATAGCATGGTGGATTTATCTGTTTCTATTATACCACAAAAATACAATATCTGCGCAGATTTGTATAAAAAATTTTGAAAGGAGCTTACTATGAGCTTATCTACCGATTCTCCTATGATGACTATGCCGGTTCAGCCTGCAAATACCTGTTCTAATGGTGGTTTTGGCTGGGGTGACGGCGGCTTGCTCTGGATCATCATCTTGTTCCTGTTCGCATTCTGCGGCGGCTGGGGCGGCAACTGGGGCGGCAATGGCAACACCGGTGCCGGTGTCGTTGACGGCTACGTCCTGACCTCCGATTTTGCCAACATCGAGCGCAAGATGGATGGTATCAACAACGGCATGTGTGATGGCTTCTACCAGCAGGCGCAGCTTGTCAACGGCGTGCAGCAGACCGTGAGCAACGGCTTTATGTCCGCAGAGATCAGCCGCGCAAACCAGCAGGCGGCGTTCATGCAGCAGCTGTTTGCCATGCAGATGCAGCAGCAGGAGTGCTGCTGCGAGAACCGCTCTGCCATTCAGGGTGTCAACTACAATTTGGCTACCCAGTCCTGCGAGACCCGGAACACGGTGCAGAACACCACCCGGGACATCATCGACAACCAGAACCAGAACGCCCGCGCCATCCTTGACGCACTGACTGCACAGCGCATCGAGGCAAAGGACGCAAAGATTGCTGAGCAGGGTCAGCAGCTGTTCGCAGCACAGCTTGCGGCATCTCAGGCAGCCCAGAACGAAACGCTCAAGGCCTACATGAGCGGTCAGCTGGCCTACTACAATCCGCGCCCCGTGCCCGCATTCCCGGTTCCTGCACCTTACCAGTACGGTAACTGCGGCACAGGTTGCGGCTGCAACGGTTGCGCCTAACCGAATAACGGCAACTGACTACAATTTGTAGCCTGTTCAGCCCCTGAGCTGATTTTGCAAACCAGAGCGCCGGGGCAGTAGTCCCGGCGTTTTTCTATGAAAGGAGCCGATAAAATGGCCGAATTTAGCAACTCTAACACCGTCAGTGTGGCGGCGGGTGAAAACCTTCCCCTGACCGAGACCGCAGTAAAGGTCCCTGCCTGCATCGTACACCGTGCTGGCAGCGGCCTTGTGACCCTGCGGGGTCTGACCAATCAATGTAAAGCGCGCTTCAAGATAAGCTTTGGCGGCAATATTTCCATTCCCACCGGCGGCACTGTGGGTTCTATCTCCGTGGCGCTGGCTGTCGGCGGCGAGGCTCTCAACAGCGCAACCGCAATCGTCACCCCGGCAGCAGTGGATCAGTACAGCAACGTCTTTATGGCGGTGTTCGTGGAAGTTCCCCGGGGCTGCTGCGTTACTGTGGCGCTCAAAAACACTAGCACGCAGGCAATCAGCATTGCAAATAGCAACCTGATCGTTGAGCGCGTTGCATAAAGAAAGGAGATAAAGTCATGCTGGATAAATTGAATCATCTGAAGGATGAGATGTGCGAAGAGCTCATGGAGCTGACCGACAAAAAGAATCGGTCCCCTGGCGATGTTGAGATGATCGGCGAGATCGTGGATATCATTCTGGACATCCACCGCATCGAGGATTATTGCGAGCACGGCGATTATAGCCATGCTGGCGAGTGGGAAGCTGATATGCGCGGCAACTACGGACGTACCGAAAACTATAACCGGGGCAACAGCTACGCAAACCGTGGGCGGCATTATGTTCGCGGTCACTACTCGCGCGGCGATGGCCGGGAGCGGATGATTTCTGACATCGAGAACATGATGCAGGACGCGACCGGCGCCGAGCGTGACGCATACAAGCGCGCTCTGGACATCCTGAACAATATGTGATAAGGGGGGCGGCAGGCATGGACATCGTAGAGATAAACGAGCACATCCGCAAACTGAAATGCGAAGAAACGAACTGGCAGAGCGTGGAAAAGCTTGCCGCCCTCTGCACTGTGCGAAATGAGTTGAGCGAAGCGAAAAGCCGGGATAACAGCCCCGCTCCGCAGGCTGAACCGGTCAGGCAGATGGAGTATTCCACAAGACCGCAAGAACCGCAGAGCGAATTTGTAGAGGCTGCAAGCGCTGTGCCGTTCAGCGGGTTGATGGAGGTGCTAGACAAGCACATGGATAGCATAAAGCTTGTGTACCCAAAAGAGTACAGTTCGATTATATACAGGCTCAAATCCATGTGATTGTTCCATTATTTGTTCCTTTATGACACGTTTTCAGGTATTTCTACGTCATTTTTTATAATCACAGCAAACGAAAAAGCGGTGAAACGTTCAAAATCTGCTCGTTTCACCGCTATATTTTGGAGCTGGTGACAGGAGTTGAACCTGCAACCCACTGATTACAAAGCATAATAAAATGGCGTATTACCGCAAATAATATTAAAGATGTTCCGCTATTGTTCCCTTATTGATTTTGGCCTTTTTTGAACTTTCCCATTTCCTGAACAAGATATTCATTGCTGTGAGCAGTGTAATAATCGGCTGTTGTAGAAAAGTCTGCATGACCAAGAATCGCCTGCACCGCAGTCGGCTCTGCTTTTCCTTCCACAAGGCGGGTCGCGGCAGTCCGGCGCAGCGAGTGCGGGGTGACGCGCTTTTCTTTTGGCGTGTCCTTTCTGTTTATCCCGCAAATCTCCATCAGACGCCTGAAGGACGCCTCTGTTGTGTGAATGTCCTTTTTTCTTCCGGTAGAAGTCGGGATAAGCAATTCACTGCCGATACTGTCCAGCATCCACCCGCCAAGGATCCCGCGTATTTCTGGAAGAATCGGAATCACCCTCTGACGCCCCGCTTCAGTTTTTTCGCCGCCGACAAGATAACCGAGATCCAGATGCACATCATCGCGGCGCATGGAAAGCAGCTCGTCAATGCGCATACCGGTATACAGCAGCACCAAGGAAAATTGTGCCATAAAGCGGAAGCGGTTAGACTGGCTGCAATCGTCCGCTATGGCCTGAATCTTGCGAATTTCATCATCTGTGAGCGTCCGTTCCTTCTTGGGAGGCGCAGCAGGGAGCCGAAGCCCTTCCGCATAGTTCACCCGGATAATATCGTTTTGCATCGCCCATTTGCATATCTGGCTGAAAAGCAGCCTTTGCTTTTCACAGGTGCTGCGGGACAGACCTGCCTCAGAAAGTTCGTTTATCACGCCTTGGTAGTCCTCGGTTTTCAGGTCTCGCATTTCACGGCCATGAATGCCCTTTGATTTTTCAAAAGCCTGCTCATATCCGTACCGGCCTTTTGCACCAACGTCTTTAAAATGGACTTCCTTCCATTTTTCGTAAACGTCGGAGAAGGTGTACCGCATCCGGGCAACGCTGGAATGCTTGGTGTTGTAATCATCCAGCGCAAGCACGGCCTCTGTTGACGTGGCATACATCCCTAAAAGTTCCCCGCTTCCGGTTCTCGCCATCCACGGCTTAGACCGGTGTGAATCGTTCATCTTTCGCACGCTGCCGCTGCCCTTTGGGCGGCGGCGTTTTTTTCTTTGCGCTGGCGGTGCGGTCTCGGGCTGACGCTTCCCGCACCATGGGCAGAATGCAGCGCCGCCCGGGATCTCTCGCTTGCATCTGATGCAGTTCATTCTTTCCGCCCTCTCTTTGTTGTGTAGGATGTTTCCCCTCGTCTGGACGCTTCCTTGCCAGACTTGTACGCAGTAGTCAGCAGTTCCACCGGCGGGTGCACATCATCCGGCACGGGGTCTGTGTGGGTGGCAACAGCGCAGTTGTAGTTATCCAGCACCTGACCACAAACAGAAACCTTATTCTGCAGCGGCGTGTGCAGGTTCGCGCAGATCTCGGCAATCACCGCCGGGGGATAGCTGCCATGCTTGCCCAGCACGATGAACAGGATCATCTCTTTGACGATCCGGGAAGAATTGTCCAAAAAGTTCGCAATGGCTTCATCCAGTTCCTCGTCCGTCATGTCAGTGACCTGCAGCCGGTACAGTTCCGGGTGTAGCATCTCCTGCATTGCCGCAAGCGGTGACGCCCCGCAAGCAGTAAACCAATCCATGATCTCGTCACCGTCCGGGCTGGACTGCCCTTTCTCCCAGTTCTGCACGGTGCGCTCGTTCTTCTCGATCATGCACGCCATCTCGCGCTGGCTCAAGCCCGCTTGCACACGCGCCTTTGCAAGCGCAGCACCAATTTTTACAGCCGTAAAATAACTCATACACACCATTCCCCCTCAAATATAATGCGTGAAAAAAACAAAAAATGGCGCAGAAAAAATCTGCGCCATTCGACAAAATTTTCTCTGATTTCATTTTCCACTGGCGCATGGTAGAATTTGGTACATAAGTTGACACAATTACCAAAAATCAGGAGGAAAACAAAATGAAAAACGGTAAAACAAGCAACCTCGACCCGGAAATGACCATCATTGACGGAATGCCCGCCAGCGTGCTTACCGGAACAGCCAAAACCCCGCAACCTTGGGAGGATTGAGCCATGACCAACAAAAAGACAGCCTGTTTCTGCAGCCACATCCGCGCTGCGCTTGCCTGCTACGTTGATATGACCCCGGAGCAGCAAGCCCTTGCCACCATGTACGCCAACCGCAAGATCACCGGCCTGCACACCCTGCGCGCCGCAGCGGTAAGCCCCGGCGGGGAGTGCGCCGCCCAGTTGTTGCAAAAAATGCAGCAGCTGGACAACGGCAACCAGTAACAACGCGCATATTTTGCACGAAGTCAGCGTAAATCGCGCGTTTTTCGCTTAAAAGTGCGCGTAAATCGCGCGATTCAGCGCAAATCTCAAATTTTTGGCGATTTTTTTCAACATTAAAATCGATTGACGTTTACGCCAAACCGTTGTAAAATTCAGTTGTAAACAAGTTCACAGGCCAAGCAGCTGAGATTTCTTTGCGCTGTACTCCGCTTCCGTGATGGCCCCCATATCCAGTAGCTGTTTAAACTTCAAAAGCTCATCAGCGGCGCTGGGGGCAGCCGGAGCGGCAGCCTGCGGCTTCTCATGGCTGACTTTGCAGCTCTTGAGAAACGCAGTCATTCCGCCGGGGTAAACCGTTGCCGGCAAGCTGCTTTTGCCCAGTGGAAGCGCAAAGTGGATAGACACGCTCTCCTTACTGCGACCCTTGCGGGTCTCTGTTTTGGCGGTGGAAGCGCCCACGATCGCACCCACAGGCCCAGCAACGGCAGCGCCTATCACGGCCCTGCCAATGCCGCCCTTGGTTTCGGTCACCGTCAGATCGTCAGGCGCATCCGATTCGTACCCTGCGACTTCATCAAAACTGTAAATCATGCATGGGCCTTTATCACCACTGCGGTGCCCAAAGTAAAAAAGCCGATTGACCTTATCGATAGAGACAAAGAGTGCATCGCGGTCAAAGATGGAATCGGTCTCTTTAAATGTTCTGCGGCGGCTTTCCAGTGTAACCCAGTATTCCGCAAGTGCAGCTGTCGGTTGCTTTGCTGCCCGGATGCCCAATTTTGAAAAGAAAAAGTTACTGCACCCGGCACAGATCAGGCCGTCCGCGCTCTTCTCGCGGTTCAGCAGACCCAGCTTTCCGCCGCAGACGGGACAGATACTTGCCATGATAACCACCTCACACATATTAAATACTGCATCAGATAGGAGGACACAATGAAGGAAACAGACCGGCAAGGCTACATTGACGCTATTATCAAGCTTCTGGAACGCGCAGACCTGCGGGCGCTGCGCCTGATCTGGATCCACGCAAAAGGTCTTGTAAAATAGAATCAAGGTAGCAAAAGAAGGGAAGCCCTTACGGGTTTCCCTCTTTTTTTTGCAGCTTTTCAGCCATCCGCTCCAAAAGCTTCCAGTCCTCCGGCTCCAGTTCTGCCAGCATCTCAACAAACCGGCGTTTGAAGTCGTCACCCTCGTCCTCCGTGATCTCGGTAAGGAAGCTGGTGATCTTCTCCGATCTGGTGATCTGGTTGAACATCTCCCCTTCCCCTGTCCGCAGCCACGTCTCGTTGACGTTAAACTCGCGGCAGATATCGGAGATCGTTCGGTCACTGGGTACTCGCGTGCCGCTTTCGATCATCCACATAAAGTTACGGGACAGACCTACTTGCTCTGCAAACTTCTCTTGCGTAAGGCCCAAGCTCTTGCGGACAAGCGCGATTCGTTCGTTCATTTACTTGCCCTCCTTACGCTTCATATTATAGTGCAAAAATCTAACTATGTCAACTTATTTCTGAAAAATTCTCAAAAAAATGCTTGCAAAATCTAACTGTGTGTGCTATACTAATCTCACAAGGTTAGCAAACGCAAGCAAACAGGAGGTCTGAACGATGAAAATTTTTAAACAGGATGCACGCACAGGCGTTTCGTGCGGGGTGAATGACTTTGGTGAAGTGTTTTGCGGGGACGATCGCTCCGGTTATACCCTTCCGGACACGCCAGAGAATCGGGAGTATGTTCTGGCCGATTTTGATTTCTGGACACAACCCGCCTGATGATGACCCTGCGGCAAGGGTCGAAACCACCCGGCAGCCAGCCGGGCAAGGTCGCGGGAGCCAACCGCAGAAGGAGATGATAATTTTGGCAAAGACGAAGAAGAACCGCACCGATCTGGCAGCAGAACGGTACAGCATTCCGGCAGATGGAGCACACGCAGCGGATACGCTCATCAACGTGCTGTTCGACGACTTAGAGCCGCAGGACAAGCTGTCCCTGCTCTGGATGGGCATGGGCATGGCAGCGGTACGCAAGAACGACAGCCAGAACAACCACGACGGGGTGGCGTAAGGAGGGCAAAACGGTATGAACAACGACAAAAAGCCCAGCTGGAAAGAACGGCTTTCCAACTGGGCACCTACGGATATCATGGTTGCGGCTGTAATTGTGACTGCAATCAATGTGTCACTTGTAGTATTCCAAATATTATGGTGGCTGCTAAGGTGAGGATTCCAACAACAAGAGCCGATGCAGAATAAAATTGATTTTTCTTGTTTTCTTTTGCTTGCTCACGGTCTTTGATTTCCTGCTTTTGCTGGCTTTCTTCAAACTGCTGGCGCAGCTGCTTCAAATCTTCCGCATACCGCCGCTGTACCTCATACAGTGTAGGCTGCTGCGAGACTTGCGGACTGGAATAATTCACTTTGCTGGCGTTCAGAATGCGTTCTAATTCATCTGTACGCTGGTTCATGGATCCCCGCTGATTCATTTTTTCACCCCCTCCCGCTCAAGTATAGCACAGGAGGGGCAGAGTACAAGGAGGACAAAACAAGACTATGACAGATATCATCTTATCAACCCAGAACGGCGAGCCTGTAGCATCCAGCCGCCAGATCGCTGAGAGTTTCGGCAAGGAGCACAAGCACGTTCTGGATTCCATCAAAAATCTGGTGGCCGAAAATTCGGCTGCCAAATCCATGTTCTACGAGACCACATTCGAGAATCGCGGCAAGCAGTACCCCATGTACCTGATGAACCGTGACGGCTTTACGCTGCTGGCTATGGGCTTTACCGGCAAGGCCGCGCTGGAGTGGAAGTTGCGGTACATTGAAGCGTTTAACGCGATGGAGAAGCAGCTGGCAAAGCGCCCGCAACTTTCCAGGGCTGAACTGATGGCGCAGGCTCTGATTGCCGCCCACGACGAACTGGAGCACAAAGACCGGCAGATTGCGGAACTTACGCCCAAGGGCATCTTTGCGGACGCGGTAAACGCCAGCAAGAAGAGCATCCTTGTGGGCGAACTTGCAAAGCTGCTGTGCCAGAACAGCGTGCAGATCGGGCAGAACCGGCTGTTTGTCTGGATGCGGGAGCACGGATACCTCATCAGAGACCCCAAGCGCAGCGACTACAATATGCCCACGCAGCGCGCCGTGGAGCAGGGTCTGTTTGAGATCAAGGAGACCACCGTGGTGCACTCCGATGGGCACACCAGCATCAACAAGACCCCCAAAGTGACCGGCAAAGGGCAAATCTACTTTGTGAACCTGTTTTTGAAGCGGTAAAGCCACGGCTGGCAGGCTGCGCGAAGCAGCTTACGGCATACGTCAATTCATAATCACACATTTAAAAGGAGTAAAAAATTATGGCTAAGGCAACTACAAACGAGACCGTTTTTATCAGAATTGAGCGCCCGGTGAAGGGCAGCCTGACCCTGCGCATTGTGGGCGATAGCCCGCTGATCGTCCACGCATGGAGCGAGAAGGCAAAGAAGGAGATGCTGCAGGCGCAGCAGGGCAAGAAGCTGCTCAAGAAGGACAAGGTAGCCAAAAACCCTGACGGCGAGTGCGCCGAGGCGCTGTACTGGCTGGACGGCAAGCCCGATATCGCATACGCGGACTGGACGGAAGAGATGCTGCACCAGTACGGCAAGACTGCACGCTTTGGCTTCCCCGCTTGCGCAGTCAAGGCTGCTGCCATCTCTGCCGCGTACCGCATGGGCTTTATGAAGAACAAGGTCACCGGCAACGGACTTTTCCACATCTTCGGCATGGATGACCCGGAGTTTATCGAGATCAAGACTTTTGACGAGAGCAAGCCAAAGTTTGAGCGCCGCTGTGACGAGGTAAAGATCGGCATGGGCACCTCTGACCTGCGGTATCGCCCGGAGTTCTCCGGCTGGTACGCTGACCTGCGCGTTGAGTTTTTGCAGAACGGCATGATCGACATGGACAGCATCGTGAACATGATCGAGTTGGGCGGTACGATGTGCGGTCTGGGCGAGTGGCGCATCGAGAAGGGCGGCATCAACGGCGCTTTCCATGTTTGCGTACCGGAAAACAAATAAAGCCTTTTGGCTGGCACGGCACGGCACGCCGAGGTATGGCTAGACGCTGCGAGGATTGGCATGGCTGGTGAGGTCCGGTGAGGCGCGACGAGGCACGGCATGGCTTGGCCTGGCAGGTACGGCGGGGCAAGGTACGTCATGGTGAGCCGGGTTGTGGCGCGGCTGTTTTGGCTAGGTCTGGCATGGCATTGTGCTGCATGGTTCGCCGGGGCAAGGCTGGCGGGGTTAGCCGAGGCAAGGCCGGTTATGTTGAGGAATGGCAGGCGCGGCTAGGTCAGGTCTGCTGAGGTCAGTTGGGGCGAGTTAAGGCTGGTCAGGTTAGGTGAGCCAAGGCGGGTTTTGAAATGGTAAGGTTCGGCTGGTAAGGCGAGGTTCGGCGGGTTCAGGTTTGCTGAGGTCAGTTGAGGCGGGGCAAGGCTGGCATGGATGCCAAATTTTAACAGGAGGTTTTTACATGAGAAAAGCAAAAGGCTATGCGTGGAAAAGCACACAATCCGAAAGTGCTTACCACGCAACCGCAGAGCAGGCGCACGAAGCGTTTGAGACCATCCGCAAGCGGGATGGCAAGCTGACTGCACCCGCCGTGGTGGACGAGGCAAGACCGGAGGAATCGGTGCTGCACGAAGATTTTGAGTGGCGGGACGATATCGCCGCAGAAAAGTACCGGCAGCAGCAGGCGCGGCAGATGATCGGCGCCGTGCGCATCATCTGGGAGGAGAAAAGCCCCCCGGTGCGGGCGTATGTGAACGTCCGACTTGTGGAACAGGACGCATTGAGCGCCGCAGACGCAATGCACCCGGCGGAAGAGCCGGCAGCCAAAGAGCCGCCCGCGCGGTGCTATATGCCGCTGGAGGAAGTTTTGAAGCAGCCGCAGCTGCGCACCCAGATGCTGGAAGATGCCCGGCGGGACGCGCAGAACTTCCGGCAGAAGTACAACACGCTGGAAGCGATCGCGCCCATCATCACCGGCATTGATGCCGTTTTTGGGGAGGATGATGTTCCATGCGTCCCACAATGAGCATTCACGACTGCTGCGAGGTCATGCGGGCAAACCAGATATCTGTAGGTGAACCCACACTTATGGCCATGATTCAGGCGGGGATGTTTCCCGGGTGGGCTGTTCCCTCTGTGGACACAAAGACCGCCGCGCCGCTGATCTCCCGCGCCGGGTTTGTGGCGTGGCTGAAGGATTTCTACAAATTAAAGGAGGTATACGGAGTATGAAACGACTGAACACCCTCACCCTTGCCGGTTTCGCGGTGTGCGGTTTTCTGCTGGGCATGAAAGCGCTGGATCTGATTGAAGCGGGCATCACCCTGCTGCTGATGGTCTGGGGCGGCTACGCCTACGCTGCCGCCGCTGCCCGCGCCCCGCTGGTGCTGTGGGCTGTGCTTTGCACGGCTGCAGGGCTTGCCTTGAGCCTGTACGAACTGCACCGCGAGAACCAGCAGTATAAGCGCCGCAGCAAGGTGCACAAGCAGCCTGAGCACACCGTCAAGCCCGCAAACCGTAGAAAGGCGGGGCAACATGACGCTGGAAGAGCACATTCAGGCGCTTATCAAGCAGTATCAGAAGATGCAGCGCCGCCACAAACTGCGCGCTGACAACTCCTACTATCAGTTTCAAAGTGAGATGTGGCAGGCCATGTCTGACGATTACGCCATCATGGTAGAGGACTTGCAGCAGGCGCTTGAGAATGCGGAGGACGTACACAATGGCAAGCACTAACCCCTACACCTCCACCCGCATCTGCAAGGACTGCGGCAAGGTGATGACCAACGTGTCCAACACCAAACTGTACTGCCCAGAGTGCGCCAAAAAGCGCCATGACGAGCAGACCGCAGCGTGGTGGGCAAAGAAAAACGCGGAGATCCGCACCCCGTACCAGAGGAGAGGGGAAAGCCCGGAAGCCCGCATCAGGAACGCAGAGAAGCGGGATGCAGAGTTCCGGGCAGATTGCCGGGCAGCGGATGCCTCCGGTCTGAGTTACGGCCAGTATATGCTGCTGAAAGCAAGCAAAAAGCCCGCCGGTGCAGCAACACCGACGAGCCGTAAGAAGTGATGAGTTTCGCCGCCCATCACCACAAAAATACCACAACGTGCGACAAACCGCAAGGAGGTAAAACGTGAAAACCTTAATTTTTATCGTTCTGTGCGCAAACCTTGGGCACATCGCCCTTGGCTGGCGGCACAACAACAGGAGGTGAGCGTATGTGCACGGTACAGATTTATGATGCAGAGCGCCGGTTCGTGAACGAGATCCCGGTGCGTACCACGCTGGAGGGTGTGCAGTACGCGGACGACCTTGCAAAGGAAAACCCGGCAAGGATTTATGTTGTACTGGACGAGCACCGCAGCAAGGTTTACGCGAGGTGAATATTTATGCATTGTGATGAAAAAAAGCAGATCTGCTTGAACTATGCAAGCAACGTGCCGGAGTGGCAGCTAGGTCTCACGCTGGGAGCACTCGCAGACATTGGCGAGGCGGTTTCCACACTTGGCAAAGTGCAAAAAGCGGTTGCCGGTGACCTTGCGTGGACAAAAAACAATCCTGACTGCGTCTACATGGGAACGATCCCTACTGACCGTGCGCTTGCCTGCAAGAATGCCGCAGAGGCACTCGGCAAGGCAATGTATGCGCTGGAAGTGATCCTTACGCAGTCCAGCCTGTTCCCTGCCGCAAAAGACCTTGCCATTGCGGCAGATGCCGCATACAACGTACAGCACATGGCGCTGCAAAGCCGGTGCCGTGTGCACGGATGCCCGGAGGTGGCATACAAACATGGATAAAATGGAAATCTACAACAGCGCAAGAAAAGCCCCGCCGGAAGCTCTACGAAAAATCGCTGCCGGCCGCCTGAAGGGCAAAAGCGATATCAACCCTATGTGGCGTATCAAGAAGCTGACGGAACTTTTTGGGGCTGCCGGGATTGGATGGAAGTTCGATCCGCCGGTTTTTGAGGAGAAGCAGGGCGCAAACGGTGAGGTGGTAGTGCATTGCTTCACCTGCCTTTACATCAGGCAGGACGAGGAAAAGCCATGGAGCGCACCGATTCCCGGTGTTGGTGGCTCGCTGCTGATCGCAAGGGAGCAGGGCGGTTTGCGCACAGACGATGACGCCTACAAAAAAGCCTACACAGACGCCCAGAGCGTGGCGTGCAAGGCGCTTGGCGTGGGCGCAGATGTTTACTGGGAGGCAGACCCGACAAAGTACAGTGCGCGAACAGAGAGCGCACCCGCAGTGCCAAAGCGTGACCCGGAAGTGCAGGCAGCGCTGGACAGCACGCCGATGATCTTAACGTGTGCTTGTTGTGGCAAGCCGATACAAGACGCCATGTATAAAGGCAAGCGCGTCTCCAACACGCATATCGCAAAAACCACAAAGGAAAAATATGGACGTTTGTTGTGTTGGGACTGCGCCCAGAAGCAGCCGAAAGAGGAGAAAGGATTAGAACAACATGCTTAACGTTGTAGCAATCATGGGTCGCCTTGTGGCAGACCCGGAACTTCGCACCACCCAGCAGGGCACCAACGTGTGCACCTTCCGCATTGCCTGCGAGCGCAGCTATACCCCGAAGGGCCAGCAGCGTCAGGCTGATTTTGTGGATATCGTGGCATGGGGCAAGACCGCCGAATTTATCTGCAAGTTCTTCCAGAAGGGCGGCGTGATCGCCGTTGATGGCAGCCTGCAGACCCGGAATTATCAGGACAAGCAGGGCAACAAGCGCACGGCGGTGGAGGTCGTGGCGAACAATATCAGCTTTGCAGGCGCTAAGGCGGCAGATAAGCCTGCTGCGCGCGATTTCGACCAGCAGACGCAAAACTACACCAACGAAGCAAAAACCGTGCAGAGCGCCCCGCAGACGCGTTTCACGGATGGGCAGTTGGATGCCATACCGGACGCAGAGAGATACAATGCCGATTCTGCCGTGTTCTCGGACACCGACGACCTGCCGTTCTAAAGGAGGATATAAAAAATGAGCGTGAAAGGCTATAAGGTTTTTAATTCTGACTGGACGTGTCGCGGCAAACAGTATTCTTGCCCGGGAACCTTTGAAGAATTTGTAAGTCCGTCTGTCTGCAATGTGGGTATGCACTTCTGCAAGAATGCCGCCGACTGTTTCCATTACTATGATTTTGACCCGAATAACCACGTTGCTGAAGTGATCGCCCACGGTACGGTTGCAGAGGGCGAGGATAAGTGCGCAACGAACAAGCTAGAAATCGTGCGGGAAGTCCCTTGGGCTGAAGTCCTTGAGATCGTGAACACGGGAAAGGCTTGCACTGGACGTTGCAACAGCGGCGACTGGAACAGCGGCAACCGGAACAGCGGCGACTGGAACAGCGGCGACTGGAACAGCGGCAACCGGAACAGCGGCAACCGGAACAGCGGCGACTGGAACAGCGGCAACTGGAACAGCGGCAACCGGAACAGCGGCAACTGGAACAGCGGCGACTGGAACAGCGGCGACTGGAACAGCGGCGACTGGAACAGCGGCGACCGGAACAGCGGCAACCGGAACAGCGGCGACTGGAACAAAACATCCTTTTCCAATGGCTGTTTCAATACGGTATCGCCCAAAATCTATATGTTCAACAAGCCCACTGACTGGACATTTGAGCAGTGGTTTAACTGCCGTGCCCGGCGTTTGCTGAACGAGATTGAAGATTGCCCGCTTGAATACGTCTATCTGACCGATATGACCGATGAAGAAAAGAAGGCGCACCCTGAAGCTGAAACGACGGGCGGTTATCTGAAAGAGCGCACCACGGCGGACAACGCTCGGAAGTGGTGGGCAGGGCTTAGTGCCGATGATCGAAACGTTATCCTCAGTTTGCCGAACTTCGATGCGGAAATCTTTAAGGAAATCACGGGGATTGACGTAAGCAAAGACTGACACACCTCAAAAGCTGCGCTATCTGGCTATACGGGCGTGCGGAAGTGGGCAACCATTCCGGCAAGTTACCGGCAAGTTACCGGCAAGTTAAAATCAAAATGCGTGAGGGGGTGAATTATGGCAGAGAAAAAACGCAGCAGTTTTATTCTGCTGCTGGAACACATCCATACGATGGAAGAACTGACCGATGAGGAATTTGGCCAATTTGTCCGCGCCTATGCAGCGTATGTGGAAACCGGAGAAGACCCGGAGTTTTCAGACCGTTCCATGCGAATGATGTGGAAAACCGTGAAAGCGTTCGACAAGATGAACACGCAGAAATACTCTAGCACATCGGAAGCACGCTCAGAAGCCGGAAAACGTGGAATGAAAAGTCGATGGGGCGCAAAATCAGAAGATAGCAAAGAGAAAAAGGCTATAACAAACGATAACAAAAATAGCAAATGTTATTTTGTTAATAACAAAAATAACTTATCTGTATCTGATTCTGTATCTGATTCTGTATCTGTTATACCACCTATCGGTGGTATAGAAAGAGACGTTCCCGCTGCCGTGGACATGGAACTGTCAAAAATCGTCCAGCATTATCAGAAAACCATCGGAGATTTCCCACGCTCTGCTCTGGATAAGTTGCAAAAGTGGCGGCAGGAGTACAGCACAGAGATGATCCTGCTGTCCATCGACAAAGCTGCGGAAGCTGGGAAGAGGTCATGGAACTACATAAACGGCATTCTTTCCGGGTGGCAGCGGGATGGAATTCAAACGCTGGGGGACGTTTCGGCAAACGAACAGAACAGGCAGAACAGGACAAGTAGAAAGCGAACGGCTGAAACGGTTGACGACCAGCTTGCCCGGGTGCTGGCAAAAATGGATCGAGAAAGAGGGTTTGAGACATGACACGGGAGGACGTGGCAAAGCTGATCCGAATGAATTTCACGCTGTATAAGCTTGGGACAAAGCCTCTGACCGACGAGGAGATGGAAACCACCATTGACGTGTGGGCGTACCAGTTTGGCGATTATGACGGCGATACTGTCAAGCGGGCTTTTCTGGCGGCGAACCGAGTATGCGTTTATCCGGTCACGGTGGCCGACATCTTCAAACAGCTTTCCCAGTGTCTTGATCCGTCCGCTGAATGGGAAGCTCTGGCTGTAGCGGCACGCAAGGCACAGACATTTTTGAGCTGGCGTAAGTTCCCGATGGTGACCGGCATTGACGAAAAGGGCGGGCTTCTGCGTAGTGACGGGCAGAAAGAGCTGAAAGCCCTGTATGACAAACTCCCCCCGGCGGCAAAATCCTATGCCAGGAGCGTTGGAGGGCTTGCAGCGCTGGCTGAAATGCCAGACCTTACATACCGCCGTGCCGAATTTTTGAAGCAGGCGCAGGCCGATATCACTACTGCCCCGCGTGAAGCTGCAAGGCTGCGGGCGAGTGAGCCGCCAAGGAAGGAGATTGAAGGATGAAGGTTGTTGATCCCTGCTTTCACTGCTCCGACCGGCACCTGATCTGCCACGACAGCTGCCCACGGTACGCCGAGTACAAGCGTCAGCTGAAGGAGCAACGTGCATATACAGAAACCAAGCATGCGGCGGAACGCATCGGTAAGAACGCATTCAATCAGGAATTTTGGATGGGAGGAAGAAAACGATGAAAGTGCTGATTGCCTGCGAGGAATCGCAGGAGGTGTGCAAGGCTTTCCGGGCTCGGGGTCACGAAGCCTATTCCTGCGACCTGATTGAGCCGTCCGGCGGGCATCCAGAATGGCATATTCTCGGTGACTGCCTAAAGGCTATTGAGGGGGGGCAGGTCGTGACCATGGACGGAATCGCGCATGATGTGCCCAGCTGGGATATGATTATCGCATTTGTCCCCTGCACAAAGACGAGCAACGCGGGAGCAAGACACCTGTACAAGGGAGGAAAGCTCAATCTTTCCCGGTATTACGAGGGACTGTGCGGCAAGGCACTTTTCCTCGCCGTTTGGGCGGCAGACTGCGAAAAAGTAGTGATTGAGAATCCTACCCCAAGCAAGATTTTTGATTACCCAAAGCCTACACAGGTAATCCAGCCCTACGAGTACGGACATCCGTACAGCAAGAAAACGTTACTGTGGGAGCGTGGCGTACCGCCGCTGCACCCGACAAACATCGTAGAACCTACCGCGACATGGTGCCCGTCTGGGTCTTACTCGCATAAGCATGGTGAGCAGCACAAGGGAATGTTTACCACTGATCGTGCAAGGAACCGCGCAAAGACTTTTCCGGGCGTGGCAAAGGCAATGTCCGAACAATGGGGGTAAAAAATGAAAACCGTACAGGAGATTATGGAGGAAAACGGTTCTTTGGCGAACATTGAAAGATTTCAGACAATGCAGAAGTGGGATTACAAGCGCAAGGTTGCGCACGCACAGGAAATGGCAGAAGCGTTCTATTGCTGGGCTAAGGATCACGGCAAGGGCGTTCATCTGTCAGTGGGCGGTCTGGATTCCATCACGTTGCATTACTTTTTGGAGAGCATCGGGCTTCCCGTCACCTGCGTGTCTTGCTCATCGCTTGAGGGCAAGGGCGTACAGCAGGTGCACAAGCAGATTGCAACAGAGATGGCATCCGAATACAAAAACTGGATGGGCGATGGTGAGGCCCCCTCCTTCGTGTTCCTGAAGCCGCTGAAAAGCAAGGTGCAGGTCTTACAGGAGTTTGGATGGCCGGTCATCAGCAAAGAAAAGGCGGGCAAGATCATGCTGTTGCAAAACCAGACAGGGAAAAACGCTACCGTACGCCATGCGATCATCACCGGCGAGACAGGCGAATATGGCGGCTGGCAGAAAAACAGCCGTATGAAGCTGCCGAAGAAGTGGCTTGACTTGTTTGGTGGCGCAGATGCAGAAGGTGCAGCGCTTGGATATCAGGCAGCGCCGTTCAAAGTGTCCGACCGCTGCTGCTACTACCTCAAGGAAAAGCCCTGCAACGACTGGGCGCGGGAGCATGACAGCGTGCCCTATATGGGTCTGATGGCAAGCGAGGGGGGGGCGGCGAGAGAAAAGCCTGAAGATGCACGGCTGCAACTATTTCGGCAAGACCACCACACGCAGCGCGCCATTTGCCATATTTGACTGACAAGACGTCTTGCAGCTTGCACTTGACCTTGACGTGCCCGTGCCTGCCGAATACGGCGAGATTGCAAAAGACAGAGACGGAAAGCTGTACACCACAAAGGCACAGCGTACCGGCTGTACTATGTGCGGTTTTGGCATCCACATAGAGGGCAGACCGCACCGGTTTGACGTTCTTCGCGAGACGAACCCCAAAGAATGGGAGTTTTGGATGAAGCACGTCTGCCAAGATGAAAACGGCAACTGGTACGGCTGGGGGCGCGTACTGGACTATATCGGCATCGGCTGGGAAGATGTGCCGGAACAGGCGGTGCAAATGCAGATTGAGGATTTGATGGGAGACCAAAATGCACATAACCCTTTACGGTGACCCCCGCACAAAGAAAAACAGTGCCCGCATCCTGCAAGGGCGCGGAGGACGGCGCTTTGTAGCCCCAAGCGCGGCGTTTGAGGAATACCAGACAAGCTGCCTGTGGCAGATTCGCGCCCCGCCTGAGCCTATTTCTGCCCGCGTGAACGTGCGGTGCGTGTACTACATGGCTACCAGGCGCAAGGTTGACCTTGCAAACCTGATTGAAGCCACCTGCGACATACTGGTAACAGCCGGTGTGCTGGCAGACGACAATAGCCGCATCGTTGCCGCCCACGATGGCAGCCGGGTGGACTACGACAAGCAAAACCCCAGAGTGGAGATCTGGATCGAGGAAATGGAGTGTTTTTTATGAGCAAGTATGCAATTGGAGACCACGGATACAAGGTGAACTTTTCCGGCTTTGCCTATGTTGAGGCAGACAGTGCAGAAGAAGCAATGAAAAAATACAACAATGATGATTTTGCATACAAGGAAGTCAATCCGGGCAAAGTCGAAGAAGTCGAGACGATGGTGATTGATTTGTGATGGAGGCGTGCAGATGATTCGGTCATGGACACCTGAAAACGAACAGCCAAAGCCACGCACCGGCGTAGACTACCACACGGTCAAGGCGTGGTTCCAGCAGTGCCGGGATATGGCTGCGGCGGTTGAAGCACAAAAGCAGAAGATCCAGCGCATCCGAGAAGTTGCCGAAAAGACCACCCCAAGCCTGAACGGGATGCCCGGCGGCGGTGGTGCCGGTGACAAGGTCGGGCTTGCTGCAACGGATATCACGGACGAGCAGCGACGTCTGCAGCAGATGGAAACAGACCTGTGCCTGTTGCGCATTGAAGCCACACGGCGGGCGTACTGTATCACGGCAAGCAAATCCAGCAAAAAACAGGCTGACTGCCTGTGCCTGTACTACGTCAAGAACAAAAAGCAACGCGAGGTCTGCGAGGAGTTGGGGCTTTCGGAAGAAAACCAGGTCTCCATTTACATCAAGTGGGGCAGCATCTATCTGGCAGAGATTTGGGGCAGCTTCGGTAATGTTGCACAAACCGCACAAAACCCGCCCTGATTTTTTGCAATGCACCTTCATACTGCAAATATCCAAATGACACAGGCATTGTGCTAAACTTGGTATAAGCGGAACCGCCGAAAGCGGTGAGACGCTTGCCACGCAGTCTCCGAAACGAATCCCCCCCCCAAAATGCTTTCCTCCCAAGGCTTGACCGGCATTTTTCTTCCTCTCGTTTCGCGGGCTGCTTCTATGCCGTTATAGCTCAATTGGCAGAGCGCCGCCGAGTTAAGGCGGGACAACGCTGGTGACACATCTCTGACATCCCTGCGCACTTAACCAATGCGCATATACAGGCTTGATGGTGCCGGTTCGAATCCGGCTAACGGCTCAGACACGCTGCTCTCCCGAAGTAGCGACCACCTGACGCATGGGCTGACATCCCGCTTGTGGCTGCGTGTAGAGCGGCAGGGTATCCTTACCTGCCCTCACAACCTCCGCACGCACCGGAGGCCACATAATCCGTACACCGGTTTCCATAATTCCCCCGGCAGGATGTGCGTCAACAGAACCAGCATGGAAACGTGCTGGTTTTTCTTTTGTTATATGCCGCCTGAGCGCAGTTTGGAGCGCGGCGCGTGTGTGTAGACACGGCTGGTTCGATTCCAAGGGCGGCTAGCGTGATTTTAGAGTGTCCACAGTGGACACTTTTGGAGAGGAGGCATACAAATGTTTGAGCGCTTGAAAGAACTGATTTGTGACATGGCAAAGTTTTTGACGCGTCTCGGCGCTGGCCTTATCCTCTCGGCCTTACCGATCAGCAACAAAGAAAGCCACTTTGTGCGCTATGCGCGGCGTTTCGGTTTCCGTGCAGACCACACAAAACGCGAGCCTCTGGCAGAGATCGGAGGGCGCGGCTGTATGCAAGGGGCGCGGCCTGTTATCCGCGCGATTCACAAAATCTTCTGATACGATTTATTCAGAAAATATTTTTACCCGCCTGTTATGAATGATGTGCACCGTGCATTGCAGGCGGGCATTCTTTTACGCTGCGTTAGCTCAACCGGCAGAGCATCCGGCTCATAACCGGGTAGTTGCAGGTTCGATTCCTGCACGCGGCATAAATATATTCCCGTAGTTCAAGTGATGGAACAGCGGTCTCCAAAACCGCAGGCTGCAGGTTTGAGCCCTGCCGGGAATGCCAGCTGCGTACCCTGTGAGGGGGCTGCGCAGATAGCGGGGCATCTGGCCGCGAAAGTACCGGATGCAGCGGCGCTCCACCGTTTGCGTTGTCCAAAAACTGAATGTACGGAGCGCTGCTTGTTTTGATATTTTGACCGTTCGGATTTCCGGGCGGTTTTTCTTTTGCATAAGTTTAGAGAGGTGGTGGCGGTGAGTGCGAAGCGGCTGACAGACAGACAAAAAAAGAAGATCGTTGCTGACTATGTGCAGCTGCAGAACTACGCCAGAGCCGCCAAACTGAACGACGTGGCAGAAAGCACCGTGCGGAAAATCGTGAAAGATAATCCCAAGTGTGCGGATTTGTGCGCCTTAAAAAAAGAGCAGAACACGCAGGACATGCTTTCCTACTTAGGCAGTAAGCGCGGGGAAGCACAGGATCTTCTTGGGCTGTACCTTCAGGCGATGGCAGACCCTGACAAAATCGCAGAAGCAACGCTGCCGCAGCTGTCCACGGCGTTTGGAACCATCGTGGACAAGTTTGCTATGCTGGGAGACCAGAGCAGCATAGCAGCCCCGGACGATGGCCTGCTTGAGGCTCTGAGTACTGCCGCAGACATCAGCCCGCCGGACGACGTGGAGATGCTGCCGGAGGAAGAGGACGACAATGCGGAAAAGTAACGGTTTTCGCTGGAAAGCCCTCAGCCAGCGGCAAAAGCAGGTCTTGAGCTGGTGGGCACCGCAGAGCGCATACAGCTGGTACAACGGCATTATTGCCGATGGCGCTATCCGCTCGGGCAAGACATTTGCCATGAGCTTTTCTTTTGTCCAGTGGGCTATGACCTGCTACAGCGGCCAGCAGTTTGCCATGTGCGGAAAGACCATCGCCAGCTTCCGGCGCAACGTGCTGGGCACACTCAAGCAGCAGCTTGCAGCCCGTGGATACAACGTCAAGGAGCATCGGGCAGAAAACTGCATGACCGTCAGCAAGGGCGGCAGAACCAACGAGTTTTACTTTTTCGGCGGCAAGGACGAGAGCAGCCAAGACCTGATACAGGGCATTACCCTTGCCGGAGCATTCTTCGACGAGGTGGCCCTGATGCCGCAGAGCTTCGTCAATCAGGCCACAGCCCGTTGCTCTGTCACCGGGTCAAAGTTCTGGTTCAACTGCAACCCGGGCAGCCCGCAGCATTGGTTTTATCTCGAGTGGGTGCGGAAATGTCGTTCCCGCAAGATGATGTATCTCCATTTTACGATGGACGACAACCTGTCGCTTTCCGAGGACATCAAGGCCAGATACCGCAGCCAGTACAGTGGCGTTTTCTATCAGCGCTACATTCTGGGACTGTGGACGGTGGCTGAGGGCCTTGTATATGACATGTTCGACCGCAAGAAGCACGTTGTTGATGTACTGCCGGAGCTGTCGCCAAAAAGCGCCTATGTGGCGTGCGACTTTGGCACCCAGAACGCAACGACCTTTCTGCTGCTCCAGAAGCAGGCAGATGCAGACTGCTGGATCGTCACCCGGGAGTACTACTACAGCGGACGCGAACAGAAGCGGCAAAAGACCGTGGGCGAGTACGTCACAGACCTCAAGGCGTGGCTGAACGGAATCAAGCCGGAAAGGGTCATCGTTGACCCCTCTGCCCTGCCACTGATTACAGAGCTGCGCAAGAACGGCTTTACCCAGACACCCGCAAATAACGACGTCCTGAGTGGCATTCTGGATGTGCAGACCATGCTGCAGACCGGGCGGCTGAAGATCTACAAAGACTGCAAGCACACGCTGGAAGAGTTCGGCGTGTACGCTTGGGATCCAGACAAAGACGACACCGTGCTGAAGGTCAACGACCACTGCATGGACGCTATCCGCTATTTCGTGCGCACAAAGCGCCTTGTAAAACTGAGGAATTGATTTTGAGCACTGTATATACATTTCAGACCTTTCAGCAGGCGCAAGCCGCCGGGGAACAACTTAATTTCATCCGGCGGTTCGTGCAGCAGCACTGCACTTCCGGGCCCTACAAGATGGCGCTGGACGCCGACCTGTACGATGCCCAGAAAAACCCGGGGGCTGAACGCTTTGCACAGACTTACGCTTTGATGCTGAAACGCCTGTCCAAAAACACCAAGCCGGACACCCCACACCCCGATATGGTCAAGAGCAATCTTTTCCGGAGGCTCAACAAACAGCGGGCGACCTACTCCCTCGGCAACGGCGTGGTCTTTGCGGACGATGGCGTGGACAAGGAAAGGCTGGGGCAGAACTTTGACGAGCAGATCCAGAAGGCCGGATATTTCGCCCTGATCCACGGTGAGAGCTTTGGATTCTGGAACAACGATCATCTGGTGATTTTCAAGCTGACCGAGTTTGCGCCGCTTTACGATGAAAAAACAGGCCTTTTGCAGGCAGGCGTGCGCTTCTGGCGACTGAATCCTGACACAGATATGCACTATATCCTGTATGAGCTGGACGGCTTCACCGAGTACACGGAAAGCCGAATCGGCAACGTGATGCAGGAGACAACGCCAAAGCAGGCATACAAGAGCGTGACCGTCACCACCCCCGGCGGCGGGTTGGAAAGCGTGGAGGGCGAGAACTACAGCGCCATGCCCATTGTGCCGCTGTGGGGCTCAGACCTGCACCAGAGCACCCTTGTGGGACTGAAAGCCTACATTGACAACACCGATCTTGTGATGTCAGGCTTCTGTAGCGACCTGCAGGACTGTGCGCAGATCTACTGGCTGTGCGAGAACTTCAACGGCATGACCGATGATGAACTCGTGGAGTACCTCACCAAGCTGAATCTGTACCACATTGCAGGAGCAGACACAAGCGAGGGAGGAAAGATCACCCCCTACACCACCGAGATTCCTGTGACGGCCCGGAAAGCGCTGCTGGAACTGCTGCACACCCGTGTGTATGAGGATTTCGGCGGGCTTGACGTGCACTGTGTCAGCGCGGACAGCACCAACGACCATCTGGATGCAGCCTATGAACCGCTGAACCAGAACGCAGACGACTTCGAGGCGCAGGTCAAGCCGTTCATCCGGCAGATCTGCGCACTGGCTGGCTTTGACAACGCTATGCCGACATTCAACCGCAGCAAGATTACCAACACAGCTGAGCAGGTGGACATGGTGATTGCAGAAGCGACCATCATCGGCGACGAGATGGCCATTGACCTGCTGCCCAACCTGACCCCGGAGCAAAAGGAACAGGCCAAGGCCGCGCTGATGGCAGAGAGCACAACGCGGGAGACCGTGGACGATGACGAGGAGGAGGAGGGCAACAACGATGGCAGTAAATGAATCGTATGAAGATTTCGTGGAAAAATTCAAGCCAAAAAAGACCACGGACGACTGTTACACACCACCCAGCATTTACGCAGTTATTCGGGACTGGGCCTGCAAGGAGTACGGCATCGACCCGGCCAAAATTGTGCGCCCGTTTTACCCCGGCGGCGATTATGAGAATTTCGACTACCCGGAGGGTGCCGTTGTTCTGGACAACCCACCGTTTTCAATCCTGTCCCGAATCTGCGGATTCTATCTCGATCGTGGCATTCCGTTCTTCCTATTCGCTCCATCTTTAACAGCGTTTTCTGGAAGGGCAAATAATATGCGGATGAACCATATCATTTGCGACTGTAGTATCGAGTACGAAAACGGTGCAATCGTCCGAACAAGTTTTGTGACCAGCTACGGCGGGGACATCATAGCGCAGACAGAACCTCGCCTGACGAAGCTGGTAAACGATGAGGTGGAGCGCTTGCGACGCACCAAAACGGTACAGCTTCCAAAGTATACATACCCGGATCATATTGTGACGGCTGCATTGCTCCAACGATACAGCCATTACGGCGTGGATTTCAAAATTTACAAAAAGGACTGCGCTCCGATTTATGCGCTGGATGCACAACGTTTCACGGGAAAAACTATTTTTGGTGGAGGCCTGCTGCTGTCTGATTGTGCTGCGGCTGAGAGGGCTGCGGCTGAGAGGGCTGCGGCTGAGAGGGCTGCGGCTGAGAGGGCTGCGGC